ATTAATATCAGATTATCCCAATCCACACCGTTTTCCAGTGCGTCGAATGCACCGCGCACAAACAATACAACACCACCAGCGATCATCATCACACCGAGTGTTTTAGTCAGATCCAGGCCAAAAAGCCTGCTGATACCCCATGCCAGCAAGCCAATTCCAATCGCTTCGACCAAGCCCTGAATCAATACCAGGTGTTCACGAATATTCTCAAGCCAGGGTGAGTCAGTATTCGGCGGTTCAATTGGCGGAATCACGCTTCCGCCGCCTCCACCGCCTTCACCTGGAGCCCCACCGCCTTCTGCAGGGGGATTGAGCACATTTAACTTATCGAATGCAGCAAGAGAACCTTTTGCAGCTTTATTTGCGTCCTCAAGATTGTCAGCCATCTCACCAGTCGCATCGGCGGCATCTTGAGCACCGCTCGCAGTATCAGCCATGCTGACATTGGTTCCATAGAGCAGGTTCATTACCTGGCCAACAATGTTAAATAACCGGGTAAACCAGTTGATCACATTGATCAATACCGGAATGATTTGATTGAGAATTGGGATTACTGCATTGCCGACGGCAACTCTTAGATTGTAGAACGCAGTTCCAAGCTGTGACACCCGCCCCGCGTATGTATTTGCATACTTAGCTGCTGCGCCCGCAAAAACACCACCTTCCGCCATGACTCCGTTATAAATTGCCTGATTCTTTTGGGCGCGTGTGAGATTATTTGCAGTCGTACCAATGGACCTGGCAAAGTCGTCATACATTTTTGCCAGATTCTTCTGGATCCCGGCGCTGTCAGATAATACTGAGTTTTCCATCCGGAAGCCCTGGGTGGTTTTTTCGATCGCCTCACCCATTGTGTACTGACCTTGACGCCCAAAGGCAGCTGAATCCTTCAGAACTTTCATCATGTCTTCAATCTGATCAGTACTGAAGCCGGTCATGACCATATTCTGATACGCCTTGATCGCGTCTGTCAGTGGGACCAAGCCGTCCGAGGTGTATTCCTGAAGAAAGCCTTTTGCCTCAGTAAGAGAACGATTATTCGCATTCAAAACAAAACCAAGCCCGGCCCATGCGGATTCAGATTTTGCCGCCGCTTCCACCGAGGCTTTTGAGAAATTGACGATCGCATGAATGCCGAACCCAACACCAACCGCGAGGGCTAATTTGCCCAACATGTTGCTGACTTTAGTCAACCCCGTATTGATACCAGCTGCATCCAGTCTCGTCTTGATTCTGACTTCACCAGCGTAAGTTGTCATAGGCGCTCTCCCTTACTCAGTAAGTCGAATAGATCAACGTTCTCATTGTCTGCTTCAGTGAGCGCGTCTTCAGGATCCGTAACAATAAAGGCGTCCCCGAGCTTAAGAGCATATTGCCGTTCCTCTTTGCTTGCTTCCCCGCTGTTCACGCGTCGGCGTAGGTTTACAAGGTTACAAAACGCAGTGTCCGCGCCCAGATCCTGGAATAGTGCTAAAAATTGCCACCAGTGAAGGTCGGCTTTCTGAAGATCAATCCCGTGCGTTTGACGAAATGCGGCATAAATCAACGCTGAGTCCTTTTCAAACGAATATAGCCGGGTATTATCTGCAAATGGATTTTGTTCTTCCGACTGCTCTTTCCCACCGTCAAGAAACTTCACCGCGAGTTTTATCGCCGTTTCTACATCGTCTGGGATCGTCTCTCCGTAAATGCGTCTCAGTAAAAGGATGCGTTTCTCTTCATCCGTGAGCTCGCTGCTTTCCATATCAAGAATGCAACCAAGCCCGGTACGAAAGTCGGAATTAACCGCATATTCAATGCCGTTGATTTCGATTGCTTCAGGGAGCTCGTCAACAAGAATGTTCACGGTTATTTCATTACCTTTTTCTTAGCAACACTTTTACTGAGCCGGTCATCAATCTTTTTGGCACCTACTGCTTCAAACTTGCTGGTTGCAAACTCTAAGAACGTTCCCATGGCATCGAAGTCAAAACCATCAACGAATAGCTTCTCGCTGGTCCCTTCACCAAACGCCGTGTCGATCTCAGTAAGAAAGAAATCCGCGAGCTCGATCATCAGGTCTTTGGCAGCAACATCCTTCAATGGCAAACCTAATTCGTCTTCGCCGTCAAATTTCTCAATCTCAGCAATGCGCTGTTTCATCTCGATTTCTTTACGCTTCACAACTTTCCCTAAGTCGTAAATCCGTCCGCGCAAGTGCACATCTTCCGGGTTGAAGGTGATAATGCGCTCCGGATCATCATCAATCATGACCTCAACGCGCTTTGTTTTTAGCCGTAGTGATTCCATTGGTACCTTTCTGCCCCCGGTTGTTCCAGGGGCATTAGTAAGTGGTAGATTAGGTTGCAGCGAATGTCTTGTCTACGGGTTCAAACGTGCCAATTACTGGGTCGCCCGCATCGTAGATCGTGTATTTGATCTTTGCGGTCGTAGCGCCTTCACCACCGATACTTTCGATACCGATGTTCACGGTCACTTTTTCTGCCGGCCAAACCGAAGGGGTGCCAGTAGGTGTTTTGTACGCCCACACATTCACCAGTTCGGTTTTCAGATCGTCAAGGACCTTCATGTTGATCCGCAGGTTGTCGATAAAATCAAACGCAGCATCACCGGGATAAACCACTCCCTCAATAGCGAGTGACCGCGCATAACCGGTGATCTCTGTGATCTTGGTATCCATGGTGATGTCCGCGGTCTCTTCCGTTTGCGGGTTGTATGCAATTTCACCCGTGCTTACCGCGTAACCCAGTCGACTCCAGACAGGCTCAGCGATTGTGCCAGTGTTCAAATAGTGTTGGATAGTTGATCGTTTTGCTTTAGTTGCAGTCATTGTTATTCCTCACATTTCATAAACTAACTTACAGAGGATCTGAAACACCCCTGTTTTTTCAGCGCGCTCGATGATCGTTGCTGTATCAAGCGCTTCAATTGATATAGCGGTTTTGCCAGTATCTAACGTTGGCAAGTTGCCCGATTCCGTTTGTTCATCCAACCAGTCAGCAAACGCTTCATAAAATTCAGCCGCCAGAAGCGCGCTGTTATCTGCGATCACTTCCACCGCGCCAAATCCAAAGGGATAGCTGACAGTCTTGTTTCCAATAATGTCTTCTTGCACCTGTTTACCAGGTACCAGAAAGACGGTATAACTCAGCGGTTCTTCACCCAGCATTTCCACCCACACGGGGCGATCGTCTTCGAGGCTCTGATAGCTCAGTAAAAAGTCCTGAACGGCTTTTATGTCGCTCACAGTCCCCTCACGATGAATGCTTTTGCACGCGCCTTGATCCGTTCACCATTTACAGCCCATGCGCGTTCGAACCAATACGGACCACCATTAGGGCGGTTGATGTTCTGAGTAGTCTTCCGATTCACAAGGTGATATTGCCTCCATGCGTAAGGAGCGATCCAGGCTACTTCACCAGTACCCGCTTCAGTTCCCAAAATTCCGGACTTCACCAACATAGAGGTAACAACTGGTGCAAACTTATTGGAGGTACGTAATACCTCACTGTCCATAAACACTTGCGCGCGGTTGTGATTTTGATTCAGCATCGGTGCGAATCCTGGGTTCCACTTCAGCTCAGTGGTGACTTTACCCTTCGCTGTGACCTTATGCTTGATAAACCCTCGGGGCGTTTCAATAAATGCGATCCCAGCCATTATGCGCCTCCGATCTGAATGTGTTTCATATTCGCGGCTCCATAGTCCTTCAGATCTACGGAAGTTACCTTGACCGCGTCATATTTCTTGATCAACGCAGTAATGGGGAAGTTGGTGGTTATTTCATCTTTCACAATTCCCTTCACCAGGTAATCACCAGTCTTTATACTGAGCAGCTCACGTTCAGATCCGTCACTCAGTAAAGAAGGTACCCAGATGTTTGCCTTATCGGCACCCAGATTCCCCGACTTGATGACGTTGGTCGCCTTGCTCGCCTGCCACATGACCTCATTAATCTCGTGTCGTGTGTAGGTCTGGGCGTTGTTCACAAGACGACCTTCGTACCAAGTCATAGAGTGGGGCGCGTACATATCACCAAACCCCTGGATACATCAAACCAGTGTGGCCAAGATACATCTCAACAGCCGATTGCACCGCTTGAGCTTCGTGTGATCGCAGTTCTTCACTTCCTCGATATTGCACCGAGTGATCGCCCACTTTTTCGCTTTGAACGCCCAAATTAGCTTGACTTACTGAGCATTCCTTCATTACATCAGCTACCGCCATCGTTGCCCGCTTGATACGGTCAATGAGCGGCAAATTCGTGCCCGCTGTGATGATTGCCTCCGCCCTTTCGAGCGTGAGGTGATCCACCTGGTAACTCGCGCGCGTGGCATATCCGTCGAATTCAGAAGCAGAGATGGACGTACCACCATTGTTTATGTAGTAGGGATAATCGATGAATGCGTCCATCCTGGTCCTTTCCTAAAATACAATCCAGTTGATCACGTCGCCGGTAGTGACCTTGTAGGTCGAACCGTCCTCAACCGCGATTACACCCGCCGTAACGCTGAATTTGCCGTCGGTGGCAATGTCAACGCCAGAGCGAAGAACTTGTACAATGCAGCCAACCGCGTCGGCTTTTCCAGTGTCGATAGAGGCTTTATTTGCGCTATCATCACCAGCTACTGCGGTGTATGTCCCACCAAATGGGATCTTGCTTACCCAGTCAATTCCTGAAATTGCCATTATTCACCTTCCATCCAGATGATGTATCCGTTGATTTTGCCAGCTGTGAGAGCAGCAGTACCAACAGTGACGGTCACGGGCTTGGCAGCCGCCAACTTGATGGGCGCGGCAATCACAGCCGCAAGCGGCAATTGAGCCGCAAGCGTAAGAGATGCTTTTCCAGTCGCGGTTAGCAAGTCGTTAGCAGCTACAAGACTGATAGCTACCGTAGCATTACCATCCGAAGTGACCGCTGCAATACAGTCAATCGAGCCGCCGATCACAATTGCGTTATCGGGAATTGTGACAGCCAACGGGTGAGCCGCGACGGTCTTATTGCTTGCCGGAGTTCCCCCAGCGTCATTGACCGCCGTGTCAAACACGAACGGTGTTACATGTAAACCGGCCAGCGACTTCAAAGACTGGAAGTTGTCGTCCGCGTCCTTGAGCCAACCTGCGCCGGATAATGATTTGATTTCACTCATTTTTCCTCTTTTCTCTCAGTATAGAAGGAGAAGTGCCAATCTCCCGGCCTCTCCTCCATTACTTTACTGAGCTTCATCCGGCTAAGCCTTGCAATGCAGATAGATACCATTGAGTTTGTTTGCGTACACAAACGCGTCATGGTAAATGCGATATTGCATCAGCCAACCATCGGTAGTCTGGTTTTGTTCCGGTGTAAACACCTTCAGGGAATCATGCTTTGCGACCTGGAGCACTGCGGTTGGGTGGATGATCATGAAGTTGATATCCTTGCCGGTTGATGCGGTCTTGGAATATCCACCCGCGTCCACAGTCGCACCGTCATCGAGGGTGATACCCTTATAGAAACGGGTCTGTGGGACCATGATCACTTCCATGCCGCTGTATTTCGTCACGCGTTTGTCAACGGCGTTTTCGTTGCCCAGGAAGCGGCTGACTTTACTTTCGAGGAGGTTCAAACAATTGTCCGAGATGTAGAGCAGACGTCCTTCGCTTGGGACTTCGTCTTTGTCTAATTCCAACTTTGCATCATCCAGGGCTTTAATAATGCCATTGGCATCGAGAGTGCCAGGAGTTGCAGCGTTGATGCTTGCGGTCGAGGCGTACTTGCTGAAACGGTAGGCGTCCAGTTCAGGAACAACTTTAGTGCGGATAAATTCTCCGGCCAGTGTTCCAAATGCCATACCGAGAGTTTCCTCGTCATCCATGCGATCGATGACGAATGACCGGCCGCGTTCAGTAGCCAGGGTTAAGGTTTCCCATGATCCTACAACTTGCCCGGCAGGATAACCGCTTACGCGGTCGTATTTACCCAAACCAATGGGGTCGGTTTTGAAAACCTGCACCACATTCGCACCGGCAAAGTTGACCGGTTTGGTTTTCGCGTCCATGCGCGCGGTGAGGGAAGATGCTTTATAAATTTCATCCAGAATAGGTTGAAATTTTTGTGCTAATGCGATTGATTGAGTCATTTCGTTCCTTTCATATTGTTACAGTCCTGCCGCTTTTCTGGCAGCAGCCACTATTGCGTCGTCGTCACCTGACTTGGGTGGCTTATGTTTCATCCCTTCAACCGTTGTGGTCTCGGGCTCGGTATACTTCGTGTTCTCAGCCAGAAAAGCCTTCAGATTGTCGGCAAACTCGCCTTCCATCTTTCCAACTTTGAAAAGTACATACTCAGCGTCATCAGCTTTCACACCCGCTTTGATTACTGCAAGCTCGCGTTGGAGCTCAGTATTACGGGCAGCTGCCGCCTGGTATTCTTTTTCACGTTCAGCGGCTTTCTCCGCCTCGGTCTGTTGAGATTTCTGCCATTCCTCGAAGGCCTTCAGCTTGTCCTGGGGTGGCATCTTAGCGCGTTCCCGTGCCAGTCTGTCAGCGATCACCTTGTCAAGCTCCGCCTGCGTGAACGTCTTTTCCGACTTTTCAGCCGTAGAATTGTCCTCATTCTGAGTAGTAGTGCCCTGATCTTTATCAGTGGTGTCGGCTTCTTCTGCCATGGTATTCCTCCGTATGTTGCTCGTCAGCATGTTATTTTTTGCAAACAAAAACGCCGGATGTTGATCACCTTTTCAGGATCACAACTCCGGCGCTAATGCTGCTCGTGAGTTAGGGCAAGAGCCCTATTCAATTACAAAATAAGTATACCATATTTTTGGAATTGCAAGTCAATTAAAGCAAAACGCCCCTGTGTTAGAGGCGTTTGCTCATAGCTTAGTGGATTGATTCATTCGCGACGACTACGTACGGCTATATTATACACCAGTATTTATTTCGCCTTCACCTGTCTAAACCCACTAACCGCCATTCGGTCCCGTGAATCCGGCAATCCAAACTTCTTACTGAGTTCCAGATATTTATCCTTCAGCTGATTGATTCTCAATTGCTCAACACGTCGTGTCAGATCGTCCCCAGCCGCCTTCGCAATGATCGCTCGGTCCTTACTTTGCCTTACTGAGGTCTCAATACGTCTCTGCAGCTGGGTGGCTTCGTAACGTGTGTATTCCTTGCCCTCGAATTCGATCTTTTCGGTCGATTGTTCTTTCATCGCTTGCCGTTCATCCTCAGTATAGAGAGGTTCACTGAGGCCTAATATAATCGTGTGAACTGTATGTCGGCAGTTCCACATTTCAAACTGTCGCGGCAAGCTATTCTGAATATCCTCAAATTCCTTGTTTGTAAATTGCCTTCCCTGGTATGGGAGATGATCCTCCGCACAGTAGTTGTGAGCGTCAATTTCAACCCCATCCGCTCCAAATTCCTCACCCGTGCGCATTGAAACTTCGTGAGCGATATCCTTCACACCATCAAGGACGTTTTGACGGAGGGCGCTATCAAGCCGTCTGGAGTATCCACTTTCGTAATCCAACACCCTGATTCCACTGTCAGCAGTTTGTTTGAGAGCATTACGAATCGCGCTGTTGTAGCTTGTTTGCCCCGTTCCAACCTCCGCGATCGCCTGATCAACAAGGTTATGGTAATGGGTTTTGAATCCCTCGTACTTTACAGTTCCGTCCAGATCCATTACCCTGAATCCAATTGCAGTCGTATTACTGAGGTTCATGAAGGTATTTTTCGTATTACTCGCGGTAGCATTGACGAAATTCACAATCGCTCGCTGCTGTTCAATCGGGATCTGAGTAAGCCCCCTGGCAGCATAGTATTTGTTCATCCCCTCATAGGCTAATCTCGCAGCCTGTGAAAACACTTCCCCAGCTGTGGCGGTAGACCGGTCGAGCTCTTTCAGAATTTTCAAAAAAAGTTCATCTGCTTCTCTATCTGCCTCTGTAAGCAATAAAATGCGGTCAAATCCGCCCTTTTGCGCTAATGCAATCCGTTTACCCAACGCCCTCAGAATATCGGAATTCAGCCGGGCGATACCCTTGGAGGCTTCCTTTGCGAGATCGTCGAGGTGATAGAGTGAAAACATCCTTACTCAGTAGGCTCTTCCAATAGATTAGTTAGCATCGGTGATTCATCCCTGATTGTCTGGATTGCTTGTACCGCTTCCTCGTCCGACTCACCCATGAACCGCTTACGATATTCAACTTTCGACCTCAACCCCTGGGCGACCTCTTCCTGCCACACTTTGCGCTCAGTATATTCATCGGTGATGTACGAATCATCTGCGATTACCCGCACATCTTCCTCGTACTTGACGCCCGGAATGTGAAGAATATTCTCCCCAATCCATAACACCGCTTCTATCAGCTGTTTCAAAGCTGCTTCAATACCGATCATTTCACGGGCCACATTGCGGACTAAGCCTTGTTTGGATCCGGTGTATTCCGTCGCAGTCTTCACTATCCCATCTTCATCGAGTTTGTAGAACCCCTTACCAAGTCCGATCTTGAATGAGAAAATATCCAACATCCGTTGGACACCGTCCGCATTCTCTTGGACCCGTAACTGTGGGTTGTATTCCTCAAGCAGAGATTTTTCTGACTTGAGCCGATCGCCCACATTGATAAACAGCGAATCCCCCATCATCTGGGGAGCAATGAACCGCCCCTGATCATCCTGGGCAAACAAAGTGCTGTTCATGAATACCATTTTGCGGCCCAATGTAAAGTCAACAATGAAGTTATCGAAGGCAGTATCCAAACCCTTGAGAATGTCCTCGTTGCCGTCAAGAATGCCACACCCAAATGGGCCTGCCGGGTCATAGCGGTTGTAGCCGGCTTTTCTGATTACCGAGAACCATGGAATCGGGCTGCCAGTGCGTACAATGGCTGGCGTACCGAGTACTTTGCCATCATTGTCGATCGTGAAATAGGTAATCGCATAAAGATCGCCTTCCAACAGATGCATACTCACATCGTAATTCTTTTTCCCATCACCGACGCTTTTCTCGGAGATGAATGCCACTTCCTTGATGATGCCATTGCGGTGACTAATGGGGATGATCTGATCACCGGATAGATAATTGATACCGATGTCTTTGCCGCTCAGTAGTTGGCCGCTGTCAGCAACCACCGTGCCGCCTTCCACGTATGCTTCAAACGCTGCGGTCCCAGCCCAGCGGGATACCATAATCAGCTCGTTTGCGTTTCTTCGGAAGTCATTATCTCCCAGTATCCCGCCATTGCCATCATCACCCTGGAGCCATACCTCAGCGGTTTTGTTGGATGTTTCAAAACGTGTCAACTCATTGAGTAACAATGAAGCCCAATCCTCGCAGGCACGTTTGAACATGTCCGTCCGATGACGCTTTATTTTAGCAGTCCGGTTGCTTACCAGGTCGACACTCATGGTGTACTCATAGAACCCGTCAATTTCACCATTCAGCCAATCCCGCCAGGTGTTGATCTTTTCGTACATCGAACTAACGGTTATGTTTCGTCCGGTTAGCTGTTTGATCACTTCAATAACTTTTTTCTGATCCATTACCGTACTCCAATCTCATCAATAAAGGCCTCCCAGGAGTATTCCCAGGCGTCAGCCACATCTGCCACATCCGGATCATTATCCAAACGCGTATCCTCTTGTTTTGCCGGATCCCAGGCTTGATTACTGAGCGAATAAATCAATCCCCGGCATTCTTCCATAATCTGCATCTGCTCGCGGTTCAATAGCTTCTCTTGTGCGTAGATCCGCGTGCGGATTTCCTCTTTTTGTGCCATGACCGCCTGAATTGGCAGTTTTTTCTGATACAGCGCCTTCGCAATTCCGTTGACGATCGTTTCCGGGTGATCGCAAAATGCGTAAGTGTGACGTAGACCTTTGTATTTCTCCATACCTTTGATTACAAAATCCACAAACTCCCCCTCGATCCTACTTGGATCCACGCCCTTACTCTTCAGCTTGTGTTCCATCAGGGCAACGACCCCGCGCCCACCACGACGTATTCCAGTGGCAACAAAGACCGTGTGCGAGTGGTTTTCACCGAAGTCCAATCCGTAGGTAACGAACTGTAGATCCTCGGGTGCTTTTTTCACGATCCACTTGTCGGGAGTGTCTGCGAATTGTCTGAATATCAACCCCTCAGCAATTACACGTTGCCCCAAAATATCACGTCTGTACCAAACGGACTCGGGATTATACTGAGCTTTAATTTCGTTCCTTCGCTCCTCAGTAATGCTTAGATTATCTTCCAGAGTGAAGTGCTGATATTGGTACCCCGGTAGCTTTTGCTCTCGGTATAAGTCAATGTAGTCAGCGTAGATCGAGTGATTGGGATTACATGGGTTCAGGTCCCAAAGGATCAGTGGGTCTAATGCTGCAGCCTGTCGACCCATGGCCACTTTGATAAAACTCGTCCGGCTGTCAGGGCAATCGTAGTGTTCGTTGATCTCAGTAGCAATCCAAATCCCATATGAGTTGCCCAGGATCCGTTTGTAACTGTCCGCTTTTCCACCACCGGCAAAGATCACGATCTTCTCCCCGGTCTGTGTCTGAATGTACAATGCTTCGTTGTCCCGGAACTTACCCCAACGACACCGACCACGAAACAACGCCTCAAGCCCGAATCCATTGCTCACGCCGATGTTCAGTTTTGCATTTGCCATCGTGGATCCAGATGCTAAGTGAATCTTATCCCTGCAGATCTCAAGCCTTGCTGCTGCGATGATACAGTGATTCAAAGTTTTGCCCGATCGTATTGCGCCTTCTGCAACACTGATCCTGGAATCGATGCCACTTTGGATATACTCAGCATGTTTTTTTGACAATGGCGCAAAGGGGATTGTTCGCTCAAGATTCATCGCTGCCCACCGCGTCTTTTATCAAATCAACAATTGCCGATAGATCCTCGACAGTTTGGCCATCGCTCCTGGTAGTTTCCACATCCAACTTCGCGTATTTGCCCAATGTTTCCAGTGCTCTTTGTGCATCGTAAAATTCAAATACCGGGCGCCCTTTGCGATCGTAGCTTAGTTTCTTTACTAAGTATCCATACCGCTCGAAGGTACCCCAGTCGATATCCACCATTTGCCGGCGTAAGATTGGATTACCTTCATCGTCTCTCAGTATCTTTCCATCCAGATCTTTTTCTGGTACATCCGCAAAGATGAAAAAACTCGCCGGATTATTTCTTACATACTGAGACATCCGCGCAACGATCTCAGCCGCGCTTACCCCCATTTCCCCAAGTCGCTCATTTACCAGCTCTAAAACCTCTGGATGGTGAAGCAGCCGGTACCCGGTCTTTTGCGGGCTGCCATAACCAGCCAGTTCTGCGCTTTCCTTCGCGTTCCAGGTGGTTAGATAGTGTTCGACGAAGCAGCGTTGCTTTGGTGTTAGCATTGAATCCTCAGTAACATCAGTGGTTGTTATTCTGAAACACCGGTTGTTTTCTTCGCTCGGCTCGTGCGGGGTTTCTTGACCTCATTCAGGATCTCTCGAGCTTGTGCATCATGCTGGTGAAAGTTTTCGAAAAACACGCTCGTATCAGATCGCATTTCCTTTACTTCGCTCACCAGCCCCTGGGTGACGGTCGTCAAATCCTTCAGGCTGTTTTCAACACACTTCAAAGAATCGTTATTCTCGATCCGCTGTTCCTTGTTGAACGCCCGCCATTTGTCGTCAATCTCACCGATGAATTTCTGCCATTTATCAGATTCTGACGCCTGGAATTGCTGATCACTAGCATTGCGCTTTGCCATCCACGTCAAAACGTAGACAAAGAAAACGATGAATATCCCGATGATCGCGGCTTGTTCCCAGGCGGTTGCTGGGAGTAACTCGCCCCCAGTCATCCAGCGGCCTCACTGTTTTTTACTTCTTCACAGTCTTCTTCAATATCTTCAATGTCAAATTCATACAAATTTACTTTCCTGGTAAGTGCACTGCCAATCGCATCATAGACCTTGCTTGCTACCAGCCCAAGTGCCAGTCCAAACAATGCCGCGCCAAACCAACCAGTGTAATCAGCGGGCATACCAAGGCTAATTTGGTACAAAAGCCCAATGACAAGCCCAATCCCAAAACTGGTAGCGGTGAGTGCTTTGCCCTGAATACCAAACACCTTGATTAACTCCACCAGCCCCATGACCACAAAAATCAGGGGTACACCATTAATCACTTGATCAAAATTCATTTCTGCCTCCGTAAAATTAGTTAAACAAAAAACCCGAAGCTGCAGTCAAAAATGACTTACAACCCCGGGGCTATTGCTCCTCACGAGTTAGGGTAAATACCCTGTTCAATTGCCCTAAGTATAGCACAGAATTGCCAAAATCAATACCCTTACTTCCTATTAATCGCCGGTTTTCCCCTTACGTTTGCACTCCATTCGTCAATCTGGTCATTTTTGATCGTCAAAATAATCTCACCCCAACCTGTGGCACTGACACTTTTTACCGCTTGCAGAATTGCCTCAAGCGATTGGCGGTCAAGCCTGGTGGCAACCAGTGCGTCAGCTGCCTCTTGCCTGGTCAGCGCCATCTATGTATTCTTCCAGGATCTCGATCGCCTTCTCCGCCGTGTATGCCACAGCCGTCTTGTAGACTTGGATTTGGACTCTGTTCATTGACTCTTTTACTCCCAGTTTGGTATTAGATTTTTTGCGCCACAATTCTTACAGACAATCTCGCTCACTTCCCCACCCTCCTGCGTATGCCCTGCTTCAAGAACCATTGCGAAACTATGCTTGCGTTGCGGTCATTGATGCCAAGCTGCTTCGCAATCCAGAAGTATGCGCGCCCATCACCAGCCCATGCCAGAACCTTCTCGCGGTTGGCTTCAACCAGCTGCATGTTAGACAAGTGGCTCATAACTCCCCCAATCTCGGCTGCATCTGCGCTTCTTTTATCCGCCGTTCTGCTATGGCAAAGTAAGTCGGGTCAATCTCTATCCCGATGAAGTTCCGCCCCGTCTGCACGCAAGCCACGCCGGTTGTGCCTGAACCCATGAAGGGGTCGAG